CGACTGTAAGGAACAAACGACGAACGTTGATTCTATCAAACGCAGATGCATAAGATAATGCGGTTTTATCTCCGAATAAGAATGTTCCTGCTCCAGGTTTTGTAATGAAGGAATTAATTCTATTTGGATATAATTTATCTCTTTGTGCCTTAGATGGATTATACACCAATTTAACAGAACCTCTTAAATTCCCTCTTCTCTGACCTGCAGGAGAGAACCAAGGAAAAGAATTGAGTGAAGTACGAACCATCATTCCAGCAACATCAGGATTACATGGAACATAGCGGAACTCATTATTAAACTTATCATAAGAATACTTATATCCACTATCAAATACTGCAAAAGAAGATGACGTTAATGGACTAAAGTAGTTAATAAGATTATTTGTTTGAGTTGCTGTACTTGTTTGTCCAACAAGGTCCGTTCTGTGAGGTCCAATACAAGCAATACAATCTTTTCTTTGATTAGCAATTCCAATCAAGTAATTTGCTTTTGCTTGAGATTGAGCTAAGGCTCCTAAACCAGGGCCCATGATTAAGAAATCAACCCTAGTTTCATCTTTGTTGTCAAACAAGTCATATGCTTTCATCAGGTCTGAAAGTTCTGCCTTCATTCCACCATCTGTGGTGCCCGAATAATCAACTCCTCCACCAAGAGTATAAGATACATTACCAACAGCATTGAATGTTACGCCTTGGGCATTTAAACCCCAGTTGCCTGCTGAAGTACTAATTGCAACGTAAGCGTCTGAATCGCCAGTAGCAGTTGTAAATCCAATTGCTCTTGGTGCAGTTCCATGATGTAAATCTGCTGCCTCCGATGGACTATATCCAGCGTAGATATTTGGAGAGAATTCCGCAAGATATTGCTTATAATAAATCTTCTGTGGAGCATTTACTTGAGATGCTGTATCTTTTGCCTTAGAAAGGTCAAGATGTTTTTCTAAGATATTTCCTTTAATACCAGTTACTTTTCCTAAATCATCGACAACAGCAAAGTGAATACCATCACCCTTTCCCTGTCTTTCACTCACATAGAAATTAGTTCTTGGTTTTGGTGCTAAAGATTTCCAATAAACTGTAGAATCTGTTAATCCAAGAGTTTGTTGATCATACCAATCAAGTACACTATTTGCAGTATAAGCTAGGCCTACCTCACCTGTAGAATTAATACCCGAATTATTAACAAAATTGATTGCATCATCAACGGAAAATGCTGCATAATCTGTTCCTTCTTGGTATGAAATTTTTGTTTCAGTAGATCCACCACCTAAAGTTTCTACTCTAGAAACAATCTTAATATCAAAAGTACTATTTCCAGATGTTGATGTATTAAGTCCTGTAACAATCCCTTTAAGGTATCCATTAAAAACTGATGTTGAACCCGATCCAGGAATTGTTTTATTTGATAAAGTGGCTGTAACACCAAATCCTATCTGTGCTCCTAGATTAGCAAGACTAGTGGTTCCTATTCCAATTCTTTGATCTGCACAATCATCAATCAAACAAACTTTAAGACCATCTGCCCAAGAACCAGGATTCTTTGCGGCAAAAGTAAATCCACTGTCGGTATAATGACTTGATTCGTAGTCTTCATAATTATCAATCTTCAAGGAACCTGTTGATGCTACGCCAACACCTGCGTTAGCATTGACCATGTCATCGTCACTAACTCGTACTACTTCAAGTACTCCTCCATAGGAAAGGAAACTTGCAGCACTCATCCAATACTCATATTGAGCATCTGTAGATTTTGGTTCTCCAAAGACTTCAATAAGTCTTTGTTCAGTATTAATTCTAGTTACTTCGCTAACTGGACCCTTTTCAAAAGGTCCCGCAAATGCACCTACATTATCTACTACATTATCAGCTCTCCCAACTGTTAGATCAACTTCCCTAATTCTTACTCCAGGAGATAATTGAGGAGTCGCCATGTTTTTCTCCGTTTTGTTTCAGTTCTCAAAATATTTATTAAAACGGATATTTTGAGTGGGGAAACAAGACGTGAATTACCAATCAGGATACACTTCATTTATTATGAAAGATGATATATCTTTTTTTCTAGCATTGGCAATCCTTTTTTTAGTGCATTCCTTACATTCATACGACCACGAAGATGGAACTGCTCCTCTATCCTTTCTTGTTCTATAAAAATCATCGATTAAATTTTTAGTTTCCCCACATATTCTACACTTTCTATCATTGAGTAAAAGATGTCCTAATTTTATCTGCCCATCTAAATCCATTACATATATTCCCACATATAAGATCTATCTCCATATTCATCAGTAAACCATCTATCACCTTCTTTATCAACAAAACTATTAGAATCCAAACCATCAGATATAAAACCAAAAGGAGACATATCTTGCTCTATTTGATTCTTTTGTTCTTCATATAATCTTTTACGAACATCTTGATCTGTGAGTTCTTTGAAGTAATCTTGTGCAACAAGCCAGGCATATATTACTAAGCACATTGCCAAGTCATCATTGCATCCTTCTTCTGCTTCAAATGAATTGTGCTTTGAGATAAATGTTGTCAATTCTGAAATAATTTCATAATCACTAAAAATTAATTTATCCTCCTCAATCATTGTTTTTAGATTAAGAGAACCAACTTTTTTTACAGTCTTGGACATCTTAACGCCTAACTGAGTTTTCTTACCAGAAAATCCCTGACCAACAATTTGACCTGCTCTACCTCTCATAGAACACATAAGAAGATTTTGATATTCTAAATCATATTGAAGAATGCTTGCTACTTGATCTCCAATATCATTTACTTCACATAGTATAAATGCGTTATTATAACTTTTTGCTATCTCATAGATTATATTTGGAAATAGCATTGGTTTTATTTCATTGTTCCTGTATTTTGCAACTACTTTGTGTGGAAATTCTGTGATATCTACAACAACAAAAGCAGAATAGTCTTCACTAACTCCTCTAGCAACATCAACCGTAAGTACATAATCGCATCCATCTTGAGGATCATTGTAAACATCCAATCCTTTATTACTTGTTATTGGAGAATCATAAACTAAGTTTCTTAATTTACTGGGAGCAATAAGAGTGTCAACCGATCCTAAAAATTCACATTCAAACTCAACCTTAAATTGTTGTTCTGATGTGTTTGCAATTGTCTGTTCTTTCCATTTTGAATCACGTCCAGGAACTTCAGACCAATGAACGTCTGTGGGAATGTATTCATTTTTCCCTCTCTCAGCATCATGCCACATTCGGTAGAAATGATTCATACCGTGAGGGGTTGATACAATAATTACTTTGGTGTTTTTACCAGAAGTAATAGTAGGATAAACAGATGCAAAGAACGAGTCAGCAACGTGATTCGGGACGAATGCGAACTCGTCGAGAAAGAGGATGTTAAATGACATACCTCGGACAGCACTCGCAGACGTAGAAGCTGCCAATATTTTACTGCCATTCTCTAACTCCAAAGAACCTCTGTTCCATACTAACACACCTTGCTGCATCCATTTAGGTAAGTTTTCATATGCTGTTTGTAATCTATTTAATAATTCTCTTGCAGTTGCTGCCTTGTTTGCTAAGATACCAATATTAACACTATCATTGAAAACAGCATAATGTAAAAGATAAGATACGACAGTAGTGGATTTGCCAGTCTGTCGTGGCATTTTGCAGATGTTAAATCTATTTTCATGAAAGTTATGAATTAATTTTTCTTGAAAGTCATATGGATGAAATTGAGTTAATCCTTCATCCAAAGAAACAATTTTGATATAATTATTTGCGAAATATACTGGATCACCTTGGCATTTTATAAACTCCTGAATTTGCTCCTGAGTAAACTCAATCTGAGTATTTGCTTTCTTAAGGTTTGGGTTTCCGAGATATACTTCACTCATAATTAAAATTAACTATTGTTGAAAACTTTTCATGGTTCAGCACTTCCATCGACGACGGGCTTTACAAATTGCTTTATCTGGTGTCTTAGAGCAATCGATGTTGTGCATATCTTTTTGACCTTCTGAACGAGAGCAATAAGATGAACGTCTCTTTGCATCTTTACTTCCTTTTTTTGG